TCTAATCCATTACCACTGCCTAAATCAAGCATGTTTTTAATACTTGCTTTAAAATCATTAAACTCGTCTAATACACGCAATGTATTCAAACTATGTTTGTGACTTTGCTGATCATCCACAAACATTATGACTTCAATAAACCTAACATGCTGTAACCTTTGGCTATCTCCATTGCATCATCACCATCTTTTATCAATTTTGACAAATGTTTCTTCTCATGATACTTGGGATTGTTCTCCATAACACGCAAGATGTTAGCAGCATCTCCGTAACATTTTTTAGCATTTTGGAAGAAACGTTGACAATCTCTGTAACGTTTCCAGCCATCAGCAGTGTCTACACTGTTGCGTATACCAGACAGCATACTTCGTTCAAGTTTGTAAAGTTCGTTGATACGTTCGTATACACTGTTAGGATTTATATCAGACTTGGACATCTTCCATACCTGCTGTTCTTAGTTTTACAATGTGACCCATTTGCCACTGCTTGGTGTCAAGACCTTTCATAATACCCAACCAACGATTGCGTAGCAGTGCTACTTCGTTGATAATGGTTTCAAAGTCTACTACTTCATCTTCACCGTCCACATACTTTTCTGCATCACGTGATGTAAGAGCACGTGGATAGTTTTCCAAATACTTAACAAAATGCTTGCGGCGGATCTTACGCAACTGTATGTTAAGATGCTGCAGTACTGCTTCAACTTCTTGCAACTGATTAAAACGTATTTCAGTTACAGCAGGCAACATCTTGATATTCTTTTCAACAATGCCATGAATGCCAACCTCTTTGCGAGCTTCGTCTAGCTCATGTTCGAAGTAACTGATAAAGCCTGGAATGTTGCTCAGATCATTGACTACTTGTGAATACCAATTTGCCATGTTTATATAGTACTACTTGTTTCAAAGTTTGTCAACTATTATTCTTCCCAGTCCAGTTCTTCTTCCCATTCTTCTTCACCAATACCATTCTCTTCTAACGCATTTTTTAAATATTTGTTATCAGCCAGCTTTGCTAAGTCTTGGTCATCAACACCAGCATCAATCATGCTGCTGATAAAGTGATCAGCAGCATGTTGTTTGTCTTTGATGTATTGACTTAGAACCGACCACGCTTGGTGTAACAATTCGTATTCGTTCATTATTATTCCTCTACAGTTTCAACTGCTTCGGTAGGAACTTCGTCTACTTCTACTTCCGGTTCCTCGTCTGCTGTTGGCCCGGTATTTACCTTTCCTTCGGCAATATCTTTCATAATAACTTCTAACTTGTCACCGGTCCAGCCTTTGCGGAACTCTAGCATCTCTTCGCCTGCTGCAGTGGTATACTTCAAGCGATTGCCTTGTTTGGTCAGCAGTTCTTGTTTCTCAAACAAGTCTAACAATCCGCTGTAAGGATCCATTCCTGTTTCATATGGAATTTTAACTTGCACTGCTTCAAAAGGTTTAGCATAACGTGTTTTCATCACTTTACATGCTGCACGAATACCACGCACATCACTTACTTTGTTGCCAGCTTCGTCTTCTTTGAGTTTTAGTTTACGCATTGCAACAACAATACTTGAAGCATATACAAATCCTTGTCCACCACTGATCTTGTCGTCTGGATCAAACATATCTTGCGATGCGTATGTATGGTTAGTACACACCATGCCAACGTTGTAACTACCAATCATGTTAACTGTGTTACGCACAAGTGCGGTTAGTGCTTTGGGCTTACGACCCATATCACCCTTCATATCACCTTTGTTAAACTGATCAACATCTGTGGGTGTTAGCAACATACCCAAACTATCAATTACAAACAACACCTTAGGACGATCTTCTTCTGCTATTGATTTATAATCTGTCATAAACACACTAATGGTTTTAGCAACATCATCAATCATTGCCATACTCAGTTTTAGGAGTTTGCTTTCGTCTGTGTCAACACCAAGTGCTTGCAGCCAACTTTCGTCTAGTGCGTTTTCACTGTCGATGAGCACAACAAAAATGCCTTGATCTTGTGCTGCTTTTACAATGTTACCACTTGCAAAGTAACTTTTGCCTGCACCACTTTCGCCTGCAAACACTGTGACTTTGCCCATGGGCACACCCTTATAAAAGTCGCCGCTGATAAGCCAGTTGAGTGCATAGCTTCCTGTACTGATCCAGTCTGTCGGATCATGAAATCCTACACTCAAGCCATCAATACTTTTTGTTACATCTTTTCTAAATTTACTTACGTCAAATGGTTTTGCCATGGTATTTCCTTTATAAAATTAATTCTACAGTTTGGTCAATCTTATTATTCTTAACAAATATCTCATAAAGATCACCAACTGATTCAGTGTATCCTTGAAAATTTCCAATTGGCAAATATGATCCAATTGGCTGTTTTCCTTGTTTGTGCATCCAATGTACATAATCTTCTGGATATGTACTAGTATACGGCTTTTTTAACTTTACGTCAAGTGTATATGGCAATCTATCAAAGTTTGTAATTTTTGCTACTTTATCGCCATAAGTCCAAGCATTATAGTCATCTCTGCCTAAACTCCAGTACTCTAAACTTAACTGGCTTACTCCATGATGTAGATAATCACATATATTATCCATACTATCAACTTGATGTTTAAACAACGTATGAGACTGTTGTTCTACATATTTAACTTTACTATGTGATTCTAAACTATGAAATGCTAAATTGATGTCATAAAAAAGTTGTAGATATTCATCACCTAGTTTTGCTAACAAGTTAGGTAATCTTGGATTATTATGGTGAACTGTTGCCCAATCTAAATGCACACGATTTAAGAAGTTTTGATCTAACTTAACTTCATCATAATTAAATACAGATATTTTAAGTTTACTAGTGAAAAGTTCATTTATACGAGATATGCTTTCGTACAATCTGTCTACACTTGCATACGGGATTGTATCTTCTTTAATTATAAACTTGTTACTAGGAAGCTGATTTAGCCAATGTTCTACTAAAGGTAGATGAGTTATATCTACTGTAAGATAGTCACCAGTTTTTGTCCATATAAATTTCATCGTATTAAGAATGGAGGGCGACATTTCTGCCGCCCTCTGCAGATACCTTATGAAGATTGACGACTTCTGATCATTGCTAGAATGTCTTCTGCACTTTTACCACCTTCAGTTTCTGCTGGTGCTGGTGCTGCTGTAGGAGCAGGTGCTGCAGGTGCTGTCTCAAATGGAACTGTTGCTGCAGGTGCTGCTTCTGTGGTTGGTGTTGGAGTAGGTGCTGCTGGAGCAGGAGCAGCCGGGGACTGTGCTGTACCTGCAGGAGCATCTACACCATATGGACGATAGTATTGTCCAAAACGCTCAACGTCGTATGCTTGTCCATCCACACTTGCTTCAAACATTTCTTTGAGAACATTAATCTCAACTTCAGTTGGACGCTTGGGCAAGTAGTCTGACAAGGTGTGTAAACCATGTGTTTCAACAGCCGCACGTTGCACTTCAGTAAGTGCAGTCTCTTTGCGAGCCCACTTTGATGTGCTGTAGTCAGCATATTGACCTTTGGTTGTTTTAGTGATGCGGAAATCTAGTCCTGCATCATAATCTGTAGGAAGTTCTTGAATGTCTGGATCCATCAACGCATCTTTGATCAGTGTAAAGATACTTGGTGAAATAACAAATCTACGAATTGGATTCTCAGGTGTGTTATCTTCTTGCAGTGAGTTTTCATTCACAAAACCTTGGAAGATATAACTACGCTTTTTCCAATACTTACGACCCATTTCTTCTAGTGAACTATCTTTAAACCAGGTGCGAACCTCAGTTAAGATTGGACAGGTTTCGTTCCACATTTCTACACATGGTACCTGCACCACAACAGGCTTACTGTTCATGTCGCCTTTGATGCCATTGAACGGAAGACGAATCATTAGTCGTTCTGCCCAAAAGAATGTGTTGTTAGGATCACCATCAGGTAGGAATCGCACTACTGAAGTGCTGCCTTCTGGAATATTCCAATGTGGGAAAATTGCGTTGTCGCCGCCGCCTGTACGCTCACCGCGTGATTCTTGTGCTTTAAGTTTTGCTCGGATTTCTGCTAAAGATGCCATTGTGTTTTCTCCTATGTGCCTATGTTAGCCTATTTTAAGTTTTAGTATGTGCCTAAATCGCATACTGTAACACAGTATATGATAATGTATTTATCATGTCAATAACTTTTTTGTGATATTTGTGAAATATATATTGTAGTCTTCCCCATACAGATTCTTGACCATATCCAACTTAGTCATATAATTAACAAACTGTTCATGATGATTACTGTCAAAATCTTCAGTGAGCAATTTGTTTATTATTGCCAGAAGTACTGCTTCTGTATTTTGTTTTTGATGTAAAATAATTTTGCTGGCGTTAATAATATCAATAGTTTCTCGCAAATCTTTTACAATAGGATCAACTAAAGTTTTTGGCACAACATTCAAATCTAAATGTGTTTCTAGTGCTGTTCCAAAACTGACAATTTCAGGCCAATCCTGTGCTAACCATTGTAATAATTGCCCTATAAAAGGAATACTATATACACTAACAGTGATATTTACTCTTGTGTTAATATGTTGTGTAGCAAGCAGTTTCTTATAGTTTGATCTAACTGTATCCCATTTTGCACCGGGTCTTATATATTCTGCTACTTCTCCCATTGCATCTAAACTTACAACAATTGTTAGATTGCCTTTGTAATTGTTTACAAAATCCCAATCAATCATACTCCCATTTGTAAACAAAGTAAGTGCTGCATCTAGTTGTTTTTCTTGTAGCCACTCT